ATGCAACAGTAAGAATACCATCAATGGCAGTATTCCCTGTATCAATAATATCTTTTAGGTTTTTTCTTACAAGATTATAGTCACGCTTGAGTTTGTCTTCATCACTTGTCGGAATCATAATTGGACTTCCGCCAGCAGACATTCCATCGTGTACTATTTCACTGTCTTCTGTTATTTCTAAATCTAATGCATCTTCTATTTGTTCATCAACTTTTTTCTTATCACTCACCCTATTATATCTCCATAAATATCTATATCACCTGTACCACTACCCCATACTCTAAATGTAATATCTGGGTCATAATTAGAAGAATCGGAAGAAGCACCAGAAGGTCCTGTTACTCCAACATCAATCATACTCGATGCGGCACCAGTAGTCCCAGATGCAATACCACCATCAAGTATAGTTGCCAATACTCTCTTGATTCTTTCTTGGTCGGATTTTCTACCATAGATATATGTCTTTGCTGTAAATCCGAGAGTCCAAGTTAAACTTCTTCTTGAATCAAAATCACCTTCCCAATCTTCTTCACTACTAACACTATTCAGAACGATAGGAATATCCATTTTGGTAGCAAGAGTGGTTGGATTAATTGATACTGTAAATTCTGGAGTAAAATATGGGAGGATTTGCTCAACAATCTGCAATCCATCGTCCATAAACTTTGTCATAATGTATAAATTGAAATTGACATTGTATGGAACTTCTGCATAAGTATAATTCATTTTGCTGTCGTCTGTATGCACACCAGCCAATTTCTGCATTGTGTTTCTTTTTCGTGTAGTATCGTAATCCACCGATTCAAGTTCAAAACTCATTCTTGGTAAAGTAATTGCAACTACTTGACCATCTTCATTTTGAATAGAACCACCTTCATCAATACGCCGTAGATATTTTTCTTTAGCACCATATGCAAGTGGAATTCTGATATTTTCTTTTACTGAACCATCTGTATTATATCTTTGAATGCGAAGATTATTAAAGAGTGAACCAAATGCTACCACAAGATTTCGTACTGAATTGTTATTAAAATATGTAAACATTAATATCCCCCATCTGAGAACGGGTCAATGTCGGTAAAGTCGAATATGTCATCTGCGTTGACTTGCATATCATCAGATGCGTCAAACGGGTCTGTGCTTGCGTTGGGGATGATTGTTGGTATTGCAGGAGCAGATTGTGATTGGAATGTTCCTGTCGCACTGGAGGACGAACCAGTGACTGTATCGCCCCCTGAGAGAGTCCCTGAAAGATTATGTACCACAAGGGTATTTGTAGTTCCTGCCCAAGCAACAACCTTTGCACTAAACCCACTTACGGTTGTGATAGATTCTCCAACCACAAATGAACCTGTTGATGCAGAGAATACTAAGTTCATCGTTGTGTCTTGATGTGTATCTTCAATCGTATCAACATCTGACCATCCTGTATTCAAGTCTTCTTGACTGTATTGGAATAATTCACAGGAAAGTTTATATGTGTAAAGTTTACCTAATTGGTAGAATGGATTTTCGTGTTCGACAAATTTAATTTCAAACAAACCTTTGGTGAGTGGGAAGTAAATTAAATCCCCTTCAAGTGGTCTACCATTGGCAATTTCTTGTACGAATCTTTTCTTAGATACAACTAGAGAAATACTATCACGAATTTCAAGACCAAACTTTGATATGAAATCTCCATCACCTTCAAATCCATCAACACTCTCAACATACATTTCAATTTGAGTACCACCCTCAAATTTACTAATAGTATCTTCACCAAACAATTCGTCTTTATTTACAATTGTTCGGGGAATGTATACCATATCCTCACCGTGAATTTTGATTGCTTCGATGGTAAGGTCTTCAACAATTTGTTGTTCGTTGTTGGTATGTTTAAAATATGGATTCTTTGCCATTTATTATCCTACAATGAAACCAGGCGGTTCTTCAAATTTCAACTGCATTTCTTCTTCAATTTTCATTACTTCTTCGTTTGCTTGGTCGAAAATTTGTTGTCCATTAAATGATACACCACCAGGCAATTGAATATTTTCAAATTTGGAAAGGTTTGCACCCCATTGTCGTTTGAATAATGAAGCAACATATTGCTTGAGGAGTCTATTATTATAAACTCTTGTGTGTGCTTCTGGGTCAATGATTGCCCATACTTCTGCTGTTAGATATTCTCCAACTTTAACTTCCTCACTCCAATTCATATCAAGATATAATCGCATAGTTGCTCTTGTGAATCTGTATGATTTGGCAGGGTCGAGCATTTGTTGAACCAATGCCATATTTTGACGAACCATTACATAGTTTGTCATTGTCCCACCACTGTGCCATCCATACCAATCATTCAGTGCCATTTGATATTGCATATCGAACATATTACTTGAATTGTTAGAGAATTGAAATATATTTGAAACACTAATTACAGAATCATCAATATTTGTCATATCGAGATATCCATTGTCAATGTCATCTTGTGTTACTAGATGAGTTATGTAAAGTTTTTCTGCTCCATCGTAATGATAGTCTGCGAAAAATTGAAGTGCATCATCTAATCTATCCTCTAATTGAGAATCGTCCACATTAATATCAATTACAGGACTACCGAGTCGGCGTAGAGCGTAGTCTTTAAGTTGTTGTCTTGATGATAGAGCCATTCCGTCATTCTCCTTTTCTTCTATATGTATAATATAAAAAGGATATTATGATATAACAGCCATTTTACTATAATCTTCAAGAAGATAGGAGATGGTTTCCAATCCCCTAACCGATATATTTACTTGTTCACCCAAATCCTGCAATTTAATCGTATCCCAAGAGATGATGATTTCGTTTTGTAGAGATTTTTCAAGTTCTTTAATAAACTCTTCTCTTTTGTTTTCTGGTACTTCTACCACACCTTCTTCATCACTATCTTCTGCATATTTATCAATCAATTCATTTTGAATATTTTCAATTTGCTTTAGATGTGGATTGACACTTTCAAGCAAATCTTGAAATTTCAAAGATGTTTGAATTGGTAGTGGTTGGTCTAATAGATGGTTAAATACTGGATATGACCGATATAGTTGTTCATAAGTTATCTTCATTTGGAAATTGCTCCTTCACTTTTAATCGCTTTTCCTGTACTATATTTATAGTAGTTTCTGCTGGTCTTCCTTCAACAAAATACTCCCACATTGCAACAATCAACTCGTCAGTTCTTGGATATTCGGTTTGTCTATCTTTTATTATTTCTGAGTTTTCTTTTTGTAGAGACCTGACATATTTATTATCTTCTTCTATTGTATTTAATAATAAATTTAAGTCTGCAACACGAAGAATATATCTGTCACCATTAATCCACGGAAACTCACCTTGAAATTGGTTATCCTTTGAATATAGAATATGATGACTACCAGATTCATATTCTCTTGAAATTGTATTTTCTGGTAAATAATATTCTGGTTCAAGTTCAAGGAATAGTTCCAAATCAAACTTTTCACCATTAATTTCAATTATATCATCTGGCAAATGACGAAAAATACCCATTATCAATAATCTCGAATCGCTCCGTTGTTCGCCGATGCCGTAGAACCTGAAGCATTGTTGTTAAATATTAAAGAGTCCTTATCGGAATATAATCCATAAGTACCGGCACCTTGACCACCATCAGCAGTACCACCAGATGCACCTGTCGCAATTAAGTTTGAACCATAATCCGAATGGAAACCGTACACCTTATTGTTCTCGGATGTGGACATACCAACAATACCTGTACTTTGGTTATTGACAACAAAACCAGAACCGTGATAATTATTACCTGCACTTAACCCATTATTGAATGTGTTAATGTGGTTAGCATCAATGTGTGATTTTCTATCAGCAAGAACACCTGCGTTTAAGTTATAACTACTTCTTGTATTTGTTGCATATACATTTGAGTTTTCTACATATACACCTGAAAGATTATTTCGGAATGCGAATGAACCTGTCTTATCAGAATAGTGGTATCGTACATCACTTGTTGCTCCACCATTCAGTGAATCAGCAGTAGTGCCCACACCATTTTCACCAAGGATATTTCTATCTGGGGATAAGTGTAAATTTGAAGAGTTGTTTATGTGATAACCATACCCAGTATTCATACAAGACAAACCAAACGATGCATCCATATTACTATTATGAGATACTAGCATTCCGTCATTTTCATTTGCGACAGAGATACTATATGAACTGTTCATATTAGAATGGTTGGTGCTACTATATCCATCATAACAACCAGAAGCAATAGTATGTTTTGCTTCCATTTGACTGTTATTGTTTGAAACAAATCCATATTTACAAGCACTTGAAATTGAACCACTTGCAATTATTTGTGAATTGTTTTCTGAAACAAATCCACTTTCAAATCCAACGACTGCAATATTATCGGTTTCAATTAATCCACCACCATCGTTTGCTTTTACACCAACAGAACCATCTGTTAATATTGATGCAGTTGCACCCAATGCAAATGATGGTCCACAAATTACCAAGTCTTTTAGTTTTCCTAATTGACTACTATTGAATTCTAAACCACTACTATTTTGAAAATTTATTCTACAAGGAAGATGTTTAACTTCTATCCCACTAAATGCACTTTGCATGCCGTTACTTTGTTGTGGACTTTTATCCCACCAATAACCATTACCACCACTGATACCACCAATGTCTGTACCACCGTTTGCTTCTGCTGTCCATCCACCATAACTGCCCGATGCTCCTGCTGTATAACCACCAGAAACAGGAAGTTTGTTAGTACCTGTAACACCAAGTCTATGACCAGTTGCACCATCACTCCAAACATTGCCTTGAATATATCCTGCTGTTGTTTGTGTTGATGGGAAATTATTTACATCGGATGAGAATTGTAAACTTTGTGGAGTAACATATGCTGTAGCACCATCTGTACCATTTGCATATGATTCAAATGTATTATTTGTATGTCTAATATGAAGAAGAACAGTATCACTTGAAATTGAACCACCAACAACATCTACACCAATCACTTCGTGACAACCAAATGCTAAACATTTTCTTAACGATAGTGGAGCATAATCAGCAGAAGAACCACTGATATCTTCGCCAGAATATGGACTTGTTTCGTAGTGGTCAAAATCTGTTTCTATAAATGTCGCACCTGACATACCAGTTGTATATGAAGAACCGGCAGAATAATTACTATCCTTAATCGTAATGAAGTCACCAACACTAACATTTGTGGCATCTTGAACTGTAATTTCCATTAAGTATCCACCAGTGATAGAGTCACCCATTGCTCTTAATGTTGAATCATAATAATTTACACCATAAAGATTTAATGTGCTTGAAATTTCACCTTGAATTATAATCCTATCTGCATCTGGATGCTCTACAACAATATTGGTATCGTCAATAAGATATTCATACCAAAAATCCATATTTTCTTTTCTTTTGATTGTGAATGTTACAGAAGCATCCTTTGCTATTCTTTTATTTTTAATAAAGTCAAATGCTTTTGTTAAAGTTTTCCACGGACTAACAGATGTGCCAACTCCAGATGAATCATTGCCATCTGGACTAATATAATAATTGATATTGCTAGAGATTATTTGAACTAATCCCTCAACATCTGTTGGAACATTTATTGCACTATAATACGCCATATGTTATTTCCTATCGTTTAGAGTATCTCTGCATCTGCGGTATAATGAGCATACCATTGTTGTTGAAATGCGTAATTGGTATCTTGACCACCATCATGTACCATTAGGAATGATTTGGTGCCTGAATGCCCTGCCTTAGCATTAATTTCCCACGCATTTCCAAGAGGTATCGACGCAACGGAATTACCAGGCGACATCCATCCAATAGTTCCACTATATGGAGCATATACTGTTACCGTTGGATTTTTTCTAAAGGTAGTTGGATATTCTATTCTCCAACCAAAATCTCCATCACCAGATGATTGCCCATTTGCTTGTGGTCTTGCCCAGTCGCCAGCGGCGCCATTCCAAGTAAATGTTCCAGGCAATACATCTAAGTCATAACTTTTCTGATAATACCGTTGACATTTTGAAATTTCTTCTTCTCTGTTTCTTTGTTGGAAGGGAGTTGCTACTGAACCTGCTTCAAGTTGAACTTGAGATATAGAGAATCCTGCATCAGATGGTTCTGCTACTGCAACACTATTTACTTGATTTGGTGTACCGTAAGAAGAACCAGACATCCATTGGTTTGTTGTGTTTGTGTGCCAATTTGAACCAGAAGCAAGAACCCAACCGATTCTCAATCCCGCATCATTATCAAAGTCCCAACCAACTGCACTTTCTGTCGGGAGTGGCACTGTTATAGTTTTCCATTCCCAAACATTTGCTGTGTCGATTGTATATTCGGCAACAAGTGATTGTGTGTAATCTTTATTTCTAAATGATACACAATAAGTTCCTGCTGTATTTACAGAAACAAAGAAACTCAATGTCATACATTTAGCACTCCAAAGATTTCTGAAATCATAACCTTCAACAACATAATTTAGTCCCACATAATCTGCTGATTGCATCGTAGAACCATCTGTTAAAATCGTCTGAAGGGAATATGTACTTGGGATATATGACTGTCCTGTTGCAAATGGATTTTGTGTAGTTTTTTGTACTTCCATTACTATGCTTGTTGATGCACCTTGCCCCCACTGCCATCTATCTGCTGTGGTTAAATGTGTATTTCCTGTATTAAAATTGAAGGAAGTTCCTCTTTGCCACACATCAAAGTTTCCATTAATGATGACATTTTTATTTGGATTGCTTGACGAAGTAATTACAAATTTATCTGAACCGTGTCCATTATTTTTTGTGGTAGTATTTGCTTCATTAAATACTATAGAATCGCCGTGTTTTGGTGAATTACACGCACCTTCACAACTGATACCGCAAGATTTTGTTTTATCTACATCTGCAAGATTTTCCAGATTTACTGTTAATATAGCGGCCGATGCTTGTGCTGTTGCACGAATCAACCAATTTACTGTAATATACGGTTGCATATTGTTGTGTGGCAAACCGTTGCCTGAAGGACTTACTGTGATATTATTAAAGTTTACTAAACCATAATCGAGGTCATCACCACTACCATTCCACCATCCTGCGAAGTCATTACCACAAACAGGGCCCTTGGCACCGATATTTGTAACTACTGTGTTTGCTGTCACACCTGAACTGGTTGATGTTACGGTTTGACCACCAACTGGACCATATACATTTGTATCAACTCGTAAATTATGCCAAGCATTTTCGATATTAGATGCTTCGTCCACATAAGCAAGTTGTGTTGCACTGTGAGTGTGACTAGGAATTTCATCAGTGCCTATTGCATGCTCTTCTTGTCCTGACTGATTACCAATTACTCTTTGTGTTAATGCGTTATTTATTTCTGTTGCATTATTGTTAGTGTTTACACCAATAGGTGTTCTGCCTCTGAAATCAGGAAGTGTGTATTCATTACCCGATATTGTACCGAATGAATCTCCTAATAAAAGAGCAAGTTCTGGATAATCAATATTGTTGAATTTTGAACCGTCACACAACAACCATCCTGTGGGAATTTTTGATAGTTCTGAGATATTACCACTGTATGGTATAATACTACCAATTGGTTGGACACCATCAAGTTCTACTAAATCATTACCACCAATACCATTCATTAATCCAAGATAGTTTACAATAATACCTTTTTCGTTACTTGTCCCAACCATAATGGTTTTCTTGACTGTACCTGTACTTAAAGGCGGAACAGTTGTGAGTTCGCCTTCTGTAGCAGAAGATAAGAAATATACACTACCTTCAACTGGTGTCCAAGAAGCATCGCTGAGATTGATTTCACCAGAAAACACAATGGTAAAACTAGAACCACTTGCACTTTCAACGACACCTATGGCTTCGGAGTCTTCGGAAGATGTTGCAACTGCCCGAACATACAAACTACCATTTAATCGTAGTGCTTCACCTGCAACAAAGTTGTTAGACTGTTGTACAGTTATTTTAACGCCGGCATTACCCGAACCCGAACCTTCAAATGCACTGTTACCCATTTAGTGTCCTCTCTTAATCATCGTAGATTCCAAAATCAAAGTGGTAAATACCACCCATTCCTACCATTCCTGCACTTCCAGAATTATTAATTCGTTCGATGAAGAAACCATTTCCTGGCGCCGCACTCGAAACATCTGTCGTTGCTCCAACTGCACAATTATTAGACCTTGCATTATGAACATAAACACACTTGTTATTTAAATTAGTTGCAGGAGTATACCCGTAATATGGATATGGTGTTGCGTCAAAGTTTACACTCGCACCCAATGTACCACCCGCATCAGCATATGAATTCAACAATACAAAATGTCGTTGATAGTATCTATTAACTATACTCTCTTCAATTTGTATTGGTCTGTTATCCCAATCCGTGGCACCTGAACCACCTTCAAGTTGAACTCTTGCTAAATCAATACCACCACTAACACCCCATTGTGTTGGAAGTTCAAATTTAACTTCTAACCAATTATAATTCTCATTATATCCTGCACTTATTCCATCTGTATTTTTTAAAATGAAAGTGTGAGATTGCTTTGTCCAAGATGTGGGAATGTCTGCACTGTGTCCACCTTCATTGGTAACACCGCTTCCTAAATTAACACCCCAACAAGATGATGCACCGCCACCATAATCTATACCATCTCCACTATTACCATCGAATACTTGCCAAAGCGATACTGTCATATCGTCCATTGAGGCAACACCCGCAGATGAACCTTGTACATAATAACTTAATGTTGCATATGATGTTCCCGAAGAAGGAGCAAGTGTACCAACATTTTCAATTCTATTGATTAAGTATGATTTGCTACCTGAACCTGATGTGTTATTCAGAACTTTCATA